CAGGGGATACACAGACAAGAGAAAGAAGCTGTACACAGAGATGATGGCTAAGCTGGGAACTATAGAGCCAGATAAAGGCTGGTTGACTAGCGCATTTAACCCACGGCTTAAAGAGCTTGAAGAGGCGGGGCTTATAAAATGAATTACTTAGAGATCACAAATGAAGTCCTGATTCGGATGAGAGAAGAGGAGGTCACCAGTGTTACTGATCCAGAGAATGACCCTCAGCAAAAGCTAGTCTGCAAGTTTGTTAATGACGCAAAGGCTTTGGTCGAGCGCGCTCATACATGGAACGCACTGCGTAGATCATGGGTTATAGATCTGGCTCAAGACATTGATAGATACAGGCTGACAGGTAATGTTGAGCAAACATCTGTCTACCTTGTTCGTTATCAGAGCGGACAGTTACTCAGAGAAGTAAACGGCAGGCAGATGGAGGCTAGGGTTTCTACAAAGGGGACTCCTGCTTATTTTGCCCCTAAGACTGTTAACGGAAACAACCTAGAGCTAAACGTATACCCAACGCCTGATGAGTCCTTTGGTGGGTCGGGTGGTGTGTTTGAGTATGGCAACTCAGATGGTTCTATAAACCCTGCGCCTAGCCCAGCTACTGGTTTCTTTAATGAGGGTTCTAAGTTTGGCAGTCCTGATAAAGACTTGATTGTGTTTGGCTATGGTCAGCCGCCAGCTATGAAGAATGATGATGACCTGCTACTTGTTCCTCAAGAGCCTGTCATTCACTACACCTTGGCTTATGCCCAAAGAGAGAGGGGTGAGGCAGGGGGTCAGGCAAGTGCAGAGGTATTTGCTATGGCAAAGCAGTATCTGAGTGACGCTATTTCTAGGGATGTAGAAAACTCAAGCGGCGAATATATCTGGGAAGCTGTATAGATGGCTCAGCAACTAGCACAGATAAGCATTGACGGGCCAGGGTCGCAGGGTCTTAACTCCGAGATCAGCCCGTATCAGCAGACGGCTGAGTTTGCTTTAAAGGCAGACAACGCAGTTATCGACAGGATCGGTAGGCTGGCGGCGCGCGAAGCATTTGCTGACTACGTATCTAGAAACAACATTAACTTAGGCTCTGGTGAGACGTTTGACCTTGTGCGGATAGAGGCTTTGAGGCCGCTTGAAAGACCTTATGAGCCAATTACAAAGCCGATTCCTAATCAGCCTACAGAATATAACGAGTCAGAGTACGGCCTTGGTCAGTGGAATGGTGATGAGCTAGAGGTGGTTCCTACGTCTAGGCTTAGTGCTGGCGCTGATGGACTTATTGAAAATACAAAGCGCAATGAATATGGCACTGGCGAGTACACGGTTGCTGAGTACTCCGGTAGGGCAGATGTCAATTCAGACGGCACGATCATCTTTGCTTTGGCTGGCATTGGCAAAGGCAAAAGGGATGAGGACAACGTTCCTATTTACAGCAGATACATTGGTTGCACTGTAACTGATGAGGGCCTTTCTGTAATTAATGAAATTCAGCCGACCAATGGCTTAACCAACTGTCAGGTGGTTACGTTTAAAGATTCGATATTGGTCTTCTCAAAGGGGGATGCCCCAACAATCTATACAAATGGCTCTGTCTCTAAGCTGTCTGACATGCCTGACTACACCCCTCCGCAAGACGATACGAGTATTTATGTACAAGAGCTTGATGGTGATATTGCTTGTTCCGCTTATGGCCGCTTGTGGGTTAGTGGTGCTGGCAATGACTACAACACTATTTATTATTCTGACCTTCTTGTTCCTTATCAGTGGTATGACGGCACTACTACAAACAATGGCCTGCCAGCAGACGCAAGGAATACAGGCGGGATAATTGACGTTAGTGAGTACTGGCCTAACGGCAGTGACAAGATACAAGGCATAGCCGCTCACAACGGCTTTTTAGTTGTGTTTGGTATTAGCTCAATACTTATTTATTCAGGCGCACAGGGAGATCCTGCTGGCGCAACAGACGCTAATGGAAATTTTGTTCAGGGTTCTGGTCTGCAGTTAGAGGATGCTATCAGAGATGTGGGTCTCGTTAACCAAGATGCTATGTGTAACATTGGCACTGACTTGTTATTCGTTGATTCTCTGGGGGTACGTTCACTTGGTAGGGTAATACAGGAAAAGTCCACTCCAATCTCTGAGCCGTCTTTGAATGTTGCCACCATCATAAGAGAGGACATTGCAAGCAATAGAGACACTGTCCGACTTATGCACCTCAACAGCAAATCTCTTGTTACTTGCCTGTTCCCTTCTACGCTTGAGTCCTATGTGTTCCAGCTAGGCCAGCCGGGGATGACCGGTGGCTTAAGAACAACCAAGTGGCTTGATTGCGACTTCATGGACTCAGTGACTGTTAGATCTCCGGAGGGCAATCAAGAGCTTTTGGCTGGCAGAAATGACAGAGGCGTTACTATTTACTACGGATACTCCCAGCCTGTCGCATATCAAATGGCTTATGAAAGCACTACCTTGTTAGGAGGGGATGTCCTGATGAGGAGGATGGTTCCCAAATCTGTCAGCTTTAGCTACAAGTCTGAAGAGGCTAACAACCTATCTATACAGTGGGGCTTTGGTTCTAACCCACTGCCTTTTTCCAAGAAGGTAAAGAACAAACCTAATGCGCCTCTGTTTACTACTAACAAAGTAAACCTGAGTGCGTCTGGTGAGATGTTAAGAATAGGCTTTGAGACAACCATAGCTGGTAAGGGTTTCTCAATGCAGAATGTTTCAGTTAACACGCTCGTTGGGCGTTTAATAGTTTAGGGAGTAGGACATGGACAGCTTTGGGTTTTTAAGTGCGCTAGGTAGTCTGGGTGCGAGTGCTTTTGCCGCTGACAGAGGCTTTAACCTTGTTGATGAGATATCTGAATACGGCAATAGCATTTACAACTTTGACGCGGATGGGAACGTCGGAGGTGCGCTAAATAGTATAGGCCAAAGTCTTGCTGATAACTCTGCCTTTAAGGGTTATGGCGTTACCACCGGGTTAGGCAATAGCGGTGTGAGCATAGGCGCTGATGGTGGCATGAATGTAAATCTTGGTGTCGGTCAGGATGGGCAGTGGCTTAACTCAGCTAATCAGAGTCTGGGTTATGCCAACCAGATGAGTCAACAAGCAATGACTGACCCGTACGCTAGACAGCAACAGCTATACGAGCAGTCTATGGCTGTACAGAATCCCATGCTGGATCAGATGCAGGCGGCACAGCAGGCTCGTTCTTACGCACAAGGCCGTGGCGGCATCAGAGGCTCCCAGTTTGGCGGCTCAGCAGAAGATGCGGCGATGGCTAGGGCTAGGGTACAGGGTAGCAATCAAGCGCTGTTGCAGGCTCAGCAGATGGCTATGGCAGAGCAGGCACAGCAGGGCAATCTAGCCAGCATGTTCAATCAAATGGGGCAGACCGGTTATCAGACCAGCTTCCTGCCGATGCAACAACAGATGGCAATGATGCAGTTGGCTGGTGGTGATGCTGATAGATATCAAACAGGTCAGCTCACAGGTCAGGGCTACATGGGTCAGACTGCAATGGGTGGCATTCAGGCCGCTGTTAATGCTCAGAAGGCGGCTAGTGAGCTTGAGGGCAATCTTTATGATTCTATTTTCGATAATGCCGGTGGGCTTTTCGGCAGTTTCTTTGACTCGCTTAGATAGATTTAGGAGTAGGGAACAATGGCAGGAACAGATCAATCAGCTAGATTACAGGGCTTGCTTTCTGGCATTGCTGATAGCGTAGGTGGGTTAGGCGCTGGCGGTGATTGGACAAGTAACGCTGTTAGGAACATTGCTAGGCCAGAGATAGACACCGCTGATTCCAAGAGCGTTATGTCTTACGCAGATTGGGCAAGACGGAATGGTTATGCGGATGAGGCATCTAAGTATTTAACGCTTGGGGCAACTCTTCAGAATACAGAGCAAAAGAAAGCGTATGGCGATCAGGTTGCTACTGGCTCTGTTCAGATGCGCGCACTTAGAGGCCGGATTGCTGAAATGGACTCTAAGATAGAGGAGGTAGG